TAATTACCTCACCTGTATCGTGGTCAAAAACCACAGCACTCTTACCAATAAGACCACCACTGGTAGTAAAATCTCCTGCTACTGTAATTGTTGCTGCATTGGGTTCAAGAGTCCCTCCTGTTGTTATTGTAAGATTAGTGCAACTCTGAGCCGTTCCATCCAAATCAACACCATCACTACCTTGTGCAATAATACAGTTAGTTGCACTTAAACCACTTGTATTAGCAAAATTTACTTCTCCTGGACCATTAAAGAACTTTGTTCTGAAAACATCTGTTGGGAAATCTAATGTGCCTGAAGTAGTTTGCACATAATCAAATGACGCTTCATTTGTTACTGTTCCACCATTATCTGCAAAATTAGCTGCAAACATCATGCCGTCAGCGTCAAAATTAGAACCACTTGCTAATGTTAAAGTTCCACTTAACTCAGCCCTCTGTCCATTCAAATCTAAAGTATCTCCACTACTTACTGTTACGGCATCAAACTCACAATCTCCATCTAATCTAACTGTTCTGTTTCCATTAGAAGTAGATGCAAATTGAGTAATGTCAGTTGTAATATTTACATTTTTTATAGCTATATTAGTGTAAAGAGGCGTGTCATCCCAAACTGATATAGTTACAGGATGTAATGAACTAACACCATATATATTAGCATAACTTGACGCAGTTCCTACCACACTTCTAAGAAGTGTTGTAACACTTGCCGCACTACTTGTAGTTCCATAATTGTAAGTCCTTCCTGACGTTAAATAATTATTTGAATTTCCGCCAGAGTGAGAATGAGAATTTTCTATAATATAACCTGTTAAGAACCTTACTTGACCTGCTGCTTGATTTTGAAAGTCGTATAACGGATTGTCTGAACCTGCATTGTCGCTACTAAATCGATATTCTACAGTTCCTGCATTAGTTACTACTACTCTACCATTATTATGAACAAAAGTATTTGCTGCAAATGTTGTAGCTGCTGCTAAACTTAAATCACCTCTTGGTGCTGACAAAGTTCCTTCAGCTGCTATCGTAAGTGCTCCGTCAAGGTCAAGAGTGCCGTTTACAACAGTAGCACCGCCATTCTGATAACCTTGCCCTGCATTTGATGTTCCTGTATCTGCAAAAGGACTTGCTGCTTGATTTAATTCAAAATGTTGTTGCGGAGTCTGTAGTAAAGTGTTTGAATAAAGCGAAGCTACTTGGTCTGCACTTAACTCCTGTCCATATATTCTTACATCTCTAATACTGCCATTTGCATATTGTGAATCGTATCTTCCTATATGAATACTTGCAGCTAAATTTTCCATTGCAACGTAAGTTCCTGCATCGCCTAAAGTCATAGCTTCTGCAACTCCATTAACATAAAGTTTTATTCCTGCATTTGCACTTGTTCCACCTACTCCGTTGTAAGTTGCTGTAACATGAATCCATTTATCTTGATGAGCAGTTAATGTAGCTGTTGTGCAAGCATATTCTTGTGTGCTGCTTACACTTTCATCATATAAAATAAGGTATAATTTGTCATCACTTTCAGTTTTAAAATTCCATTCAGCATTTGTATTGTAAACTCCTTTAGATATTATTGGAAAACTTGTTGCATCATCCATATTTATCCAAGCAGATATACTAAAAGCTTCATCGTTTGAACCGTCACCAAAACTAAACGAACTTGCATCGCCAACATTAATATAATCATTAGAACCATCAAAATCAACTGAAGTAAGTGCCAAACCCTCTACCTTTCCTTGTGTTACTGTAAACGTTCCATCTGTCGTTGTGCTATTATCATATACATCTACACTGTATTGGTCAAATATCCAAGTAGCTCCAGTAATATCAGCAGCAGTTCCGCTGTTTCCACTGTCATCTGCAATAGTTGCTCCAGTGCCTTGATTGCATTTAAACCATCGTGTTAAATTGTCAATAGAACCTACTGAAATATTATAGTTTATTTTTGAAGACAATTCTTGAACTTCTGCTGCCGTAAGAACATCTCCAAATATTTTAATATCTGCCATTACTCCATTAGAATGATAAGCACCACCAAACATAGCTCCTGCTCCTAAATCACTTGCTAAAGTAAATGTGCTTGAATCAGTCTTAGCTTGAGCTGTAATTTCTACACCGTTAACATACAATTTTTGAGCACCGCTTGTTGTTGTAACACAAACGTGATGCCAAGCTCCTGCAAATGCAGTCTGACTACCAGATTCATTCCAAGCTGATGAAGCATAACCAAAAGACCATCTATAACCATCAGTTCCAATGTAGAATCTTTGATTTGTTCCTGTAGATGAACCTATAAACATCTGATTGGTGCCACTAAAGTTATCATCTAATTTAGCCCAGAAAGATATAGAAAAACCAGCTTGAGCATTTACACCACTACCATAATTTAAATCTAATATATCATTAGAGCCATCAAAATCTAAAGCAGCGTCAAGATTTACATTAACGTTTGATGTTCCTAAGTTACCTTCTATTATTCCGCCCGTGCCTACTAATGTTATTGTTTCTGGCATCTATGACTGACTTACTGTCCCTCCAATGTTTCGTATTCCTGTAAAATTGTTTGTTCCACTTGACAATACAAACTCTCCGCTATTTATGGTTACGTTACCCCAATTATTAACTCCTGCATATTGAGTAGAACCATTGTTTATTCGGCCTGTTGTAAGATAAGTGTTACCATAAACTGTTAAAGTATCTGAACCTGCATTTGGCCTCCACGTATGGTCTGCTGCTAAAGTAACATCTAAATTATTTAATATTGTCAAATTACCAAATGTAATAAATTCATTGTCGGATTTATTTACTGTAAGATTGTATAAATCACCTGTGCCTGCCATTTGTAATCTTTGGTCTGCACCACTATTAAACAAAACAGTTCCACCATTATTTGTAAATGTTCCACCTGATTTATTGTTTAAAGAACGGTCTCCTGAACCTGTAGAAGTCATAGAAGTAATAGTAGTAGTTCCGCTTGTTGCACTGTAGGTTCCTCCACTTTCTATTGTAAGACTTCCAAAAGAGTATGCACCTGCATCACTATTACCACCTATTGTGCCACCATTTTCTATAGTTACATCCCCATCTACTGTAAGGGTTCCAGTCCCACCTGAGCTGTGTTGTCTTATTGTTCCCTCAACAACATCCAAATCATTAGCAATATCTAAATTCCCATCAAGTCTGGTAATTCCTGCTCCACAATCTATTATTGCGTTATAAAGAGAATCACCAGCAGGATTAGCCCATCTATGAGTGCTATCGACGTAAGTATCTTTTAATGTTCCATTATTGTGAGTAAATGTTCCATTATTATAAAATTGATATGGTATAGACCCTCCAGTAGGCCCTTCATTAGTAAGAGTAGTAGTTCCGCTTGTTGCGATAAATGTTCCTCCACTTTCTATTGTAAGACTTCCAAAGGATATTGCATCATCCTCTCCATCAAGTATTCCAGCAGTTATTGTAACGTCACCTGCACATGTAAGATTACTCTTAGTGTTAATGTCTGCACTTGCGTGATTTATTGTTAAATTATTTAAATTAAGTGTCACTCCGTCTGCTTTTATATCTGAACTACCGTTAAAAGTAATTATTACAGTTCCACTGCCATGTGCAAAGTTTGTTGTGCCATTTGAACCTTCAATGTTAATAGCTTTACTAGAGCTTCCATGTTCGCCATTTATTGTAGTATTTCCCGATGTTAATGTGCATTTTGCAGCAGTAGAATTTTTAATGTTAAGACTACCTAACGTGTGAGTTCCTGTGCCTCCAACAAAAGTTCCTCCTGCTTGAATAACAAGGCTGTGTGCCCCAGTTACTCCCGAACCTAAACTAATTGTTGAAGCATTACAAGTTAATGTTGCAGTATCTGCTGACGAACTTCCATCTCCTATTGTGGTAGCTCCGTCTACTGTAAGTGCGTGATTGCTTGTGTTTGTTGTCCAACCTCCTGCTGTAATTGTAAAATCACCATTTATTGTAACTGCGCCCTCTTGCCTATATTGTGGATTACTACCTGACGTATGAACTTCTAAATCATGCAATTCATCTGCAAAATGCTGCAATCCCACTAATTTATGAGACGCATCTGCTGAACCTGTAAGTTTGATTTTTCCCGTATTAGCAGCTATATTACAATGCTCATTACCAACATCAATTACTCTACTATTACTTGAATTGCGACTGTTTATAGTAAGGGTATTAGAGCCTAGAGTTAATGTGGATTCATTACCTGAACTTCCTTGTTGTTGGAAGTAAGCTACTTCGTTATCTTCCTTTAGAGTTATATTATGTCCTGCTGCAATTATGATGTCATCAGTTGTTGCTGGATAAACACCTGAACCTAAACCCCAAGTATCTGCATCATCAGCTCTAAATCCACCACTTGCTTGTGATGTTCTTGTTGTCATAGGACAACCTCACTTACTGTGACTATATTAGAGTATATAGGAGAAGCCATTCACTAAATGGTCCCCTGCAAGAACATAATACAATTACCTGCATTAAATGTCGGAGAGCCTGAAGCTATTGACATTTTTACACCAACAAATTTCAAACCAGTAGTTGCAATCGATTTTATAGCTGCTGAATTGTCAGCAATAGTTATGTCATCACCAATCTGCACCCAGCGACCTCCGCCTACTGAACCGTGAACATCTGCACCAAATAAAGTTCCATATACTTTTGCAGTAATTGTTGCGCCTTCGCCTTCATTGCGTATTTGAACAGTAGCTCTTTCAAAAGCCTCTGCGTCAACTACATCTAAGACCACAGCTTCACTACCAGTAAGGCCTACGGCTGCATTACTAACAGTCATTGACTGTAAACTATTACTTATTCTAGTTTTGTCTACAACGTTTGTTGGCATTAGTCAGCCTTCCCTTTCTTGGACTTAAGTCCTTTCTTAGGTTTAGCTTTAGCCTTTACTTCTTTTTTGGGTTTGGCTCTAGAAGGTTTGCGGTTAGACTTAGGCCTTCTGACCCCAGTCTTAAGCCCTGCGCCAACGTCTTTTGTGCCAACGTCTTCCTGTTCGACCATTGTTTTTGAGCCTCTAAGAAGTTCAAGTAGGCCTTCGTCTTTAACGTCGACAGTTTCCCCTGGGAGCCATAACGTTGTGATACCGCTACGGCCCCTAAGGCGCTTAGGCTTATCATTAAGATTGGTAATTTTGACCATTTAATTAGCCTCATTACCTACCTTAAGCGTTATCTCTAACACTACCCATTGTCTTAAACTTGTAAGCAATCAAGTTACCAGCAGTCATGAGCAAGTGCTCGTGAGATGCTTTTTGTGTGACTGCAACATTTGAGTTCTCCAAGTAAGTTGTTGGAGCTGCTACTCTAAATGCCAAGTTGTCCATATCTAACAAGTAAATTCTAGATGCTGCATCTGCTGAAGATACAACGTGTTGTGATAGGAATATTGGTATTCCATCGTATGAACCAACACGTGAATCAAAAGCAAGACCTGCTTCCCCTTGAACTCCGTTCAAGTTGCCTGCTGCAGTTTGTTTTAAATCATATCTAAATGTTGCTTGTGCTGCACTTCCAGTGTTACCAGAAGCCATTAGTTGTTTTAAATCTTGATATGTGTCATATCCAGTTAACAAAATTAAACTGCTGTAGTTTACACCTTCTTCTAGTGCACCTCTGATAATAGTATCAAGGTATTCTAGTTTCAAAGCTCTTGGTGTGTCACTGTTGTGAACAACTTGTGGGTCAGACCATGCATTTGCTGAACGGTCAATACCATTGTTTGTAATATCCCATAGGTCTGCATCTGTAGCTGTATTGTTTAATGCACCATTAGCTGCATGAGATATAGTTACTCTGTCTAAAGACTCAAAGTTGTTACCTGCTGCATCCTCTGAATCTGCCAATAACATTTGGTCAATACCGAACAAGTGAGCTTCTGAGTTTTCTTTTCTCATAAATGCTGCTAAGTTACCCATTCCGTCATCTGCTTCAGATAGCATTGCTGCTTTTGTAGTAATTTCCCATGTGGTTGCAACTTGTTTCAAGTCTGCTTCTACTTTCTGAATGTCTGGTTGAGCAGTATCTGGTAATGCTCCACCTGCTTCTGAGTTAGTTTCTGCAATTCCTGCAGTTCCACCATGTCTTCCAGTCAACACCCTCCATCCAGATTGTGTCCATGGCTCTTTCTTCAAGAGCTTGAATACTTCTGATTTAGTATTTAATTGATTATAGACTTTAGCACCATACACAGTATTGAATGCTGCTGTTGGGTCGCCAGTATTAATCAAGTCGTCAGCTTTGCTAATTCCATATCTTTTAGAGACACCGAGTTCGCCGCCGTAGTATGCGTTTACATATTCTTCCATTGTCATTCCCATGTTTACATTCCTCCGTCATAAAGTGCTTCAATTTCGTCGTAAGACTTTTCTAGATTGTTATAATCTATTTTAGTTACTTTAGGACTGTCAGTTTTTGCTGGTGCAGGAGTTGCCTTGCTACCAGAATATATGTTTATTCCATATTTCTTTAAAGTTGTAAGTGATTTGTGGATGTCTTCAGCTTTTTCAGCAACAGATTTTTCTGTTTCTTCTTCGTCATCCTTCTTTTCTTCGTATTCTTTTTCTTCTTCTTCAGCTTCCTCTTCTTCTTCCTCTTCTTCGTCTTCTTCGGCTTTTTCTTCTTCTTCCATCTTTTCATCTCCCATTTGAGA